GTCCCGAGCGGAAAAGCTGTAGAGATTTACTGCCCCCTACCCCTGTTCTTCTCCTGGTCCGTCTTTGCCGTGTGGCAGCTGCGGCAGAGGGTCTGCAGGTTGCCGTCGTCGTCAATCTGCTCCTGCGTCCAACCCAGCGCGCGGCATTCTGCCTTCGGCTTGATGTGATCCACGTAGGCCGAAAACGGCGCATCGCCAACCGCCTTCAGCACACCCTGCCGCTTGTGCTCCTGGCACAGGTAACCATCGCGCTCCAGGATCTGCTTGCGCTTCTTATCCCAATCCGTTCCGTAGCCACGGCTGTGGCGGCTGCCGCGCTCACGATCGGCAAATGCTCCAACTGCAACACGCTTATGCGGCTGGCAGTAACCGGAGCCATCGCGCACCAACTGGCCGCAGCCAGGGTGCCGGCAGGGCTTAGGCGCAGCGCTTGGCATGGGCAACAAAAAAGCCCTGCGACTCAAATGAGCGGCAGAGCTTTGGACACAACTTGAACAGCGTGCCGGTTTTATACTGGAAGTGTCCGGGCATGTCAATACCCTGCCGCGATATCGTTAAGGTGCCCCATCACGGCCCGATGGACGACATCGAGGCGCTCATAAAGTCGCTGTCGGGCCATACCCAGCCGGCCGGCAATCGAGACCACTGTGCCGCCGCGCTGGTAGAACTCAACACAAAGCGCCTGATCTTCCGCCGGCAAACGTTGAACGGCGGCGTCCGTCTGATGCACGTACTCATTTACGCCAGCGGGCTCCTGGCTGCGATACACGCCGCCGTGCTGAACCTGCTGAAACATTGGCGAAACGCTGGGATAACCAAGACCGGCCGTGCTCCGCTGCACCGCCCACTTGCCCCAGATGCTCAGCTGCACATTGATGTATTCAATCATCGCTGTCCTTTCAGTTGTCTTGCCTTCGCCGCCTTCAATAGCTTCCTGATCTTCCGTGCCTTGCGCCGCCGCTCACGCTCGCGGTATTCCTTGTCGGCCTTCTCGAATCGTTAGGCGGCAGGGCCGCCCGGTTGAATTGCGTTCATTGCCTTGCAGTAGCAGCCGTGGTCTTTCATGCATAGGCAATCCTCGCATGGGTAATCGGCATGCCAGCCAGCCCGCGCCAGCATCCACAAAAACCACTTGCCGGTAGGCATCTGCCCTGGCCACGTCATCACAATCTTGTAGCAGGCCCAATTTACGAACTTTCTGTGCATGGTATTTCCCTCCAAAGTCAGCCGCCTAACCCGTCAATCAACCCGGACCGCTGGCGCGGCCGGTTATTTCTGCGTTCGCGGGTAACCCGGAGACGATCCAGCGATTCCGCCGGGTCACCCCACAGCCAGGAGAACGGGGGCGCGCTCATCGCCGGCCTCTCTTCGGCACCGCCATCGACAGCTCAACCGGTAACGCCGGCATCACCTCGACGCCCAGCACCCCCGGCGCCCGGCCCAGCTTGTGCCCGGCCTCGACGAAATGCACCCGCAATCTCGGATCGCAATCGGGACGCAGGCCCGTGCGCAAGACGTGGTTCATTTCACCGGCCCCGAACACCTCACGCAGCGCATCGACAAACGCAGCGCACAGCGGCATTCTTTCGCGCATCACGAACCCCCTTTCATTGCAGCGGAAACCTTCCCAGCCTTCCCAGCCTCCGTTTTGAGGTTGGGAGCCGGAAAGCCTTGTCCTGCCTGCCTCTTCCCAGCCTTCCCAACCTTCCCAACGTTTTTTTATTTCTCGTACACGCGTAGGCGCGCGCGCGAAAAAAAAGGCTGGGAAGGTTGGGAAGGTTGGGAAACCATCTAAAAATCAACGGCGAATCCTTCCCAGCCTCAAAACGGAGGCTGGGAAGGCTGGGAAGCCCGGCACGCCAATCAAAGCGGCAGATCATCATCGTCATCCCCCTCAGAGCCCGCGTATTGACTGCCTTGGAGCGCCTCTTGCTTAGCTACCGCCGGGCTCATGTACATGCGCCGCTGGCCCGGATCAACCGCGTTGCGATCCTCTTTCCGCACACATCGCAACCGCTTCAGCGCGATGCCGATCCGCGTCACGGTGGCAGGCGTCAGCTTGTCCGCAGTGAGCTTCAGGCCATCGACCGCCGCATCGGCCATCGAGAACGGCCCCAGCTGGTTTTTGACGTAGGTGTAGAGCAGGTCCTCGAACGGCTCCGGCATGCCCCGCTTGGCCTGCTCCGCGACGAACAGCGGGTCTTCCTCGCGGGACGGCCAGCAGCGCTCGCCCGCGTGGTAATCGGCCAATGCCTCGGCCAGCATCTGTTCGATGTTGCTGCGCAGGCCCGCCAGGTCGAAATCACCCTGGCACAGCACCGGCCAGAAACGCCGCCCACCGGTTGCATCCTTGAGGTATTCCTCCTCGTTGGTTGTCCCGATGAACACGCTCTGGCGCGGTACCTTGATCAGGCGCTTGCCATACGGCGGCCGGTACTCATCTTCCTGCCGGCTCAAAAACGACTTCTGTTTCTTTTCCTCCGCCTTCATCAAGCTGCCCATTTCGGCAATCTCATAGACCCAATGCCCAGGCAGCGAAAGCATCGAATCCTTGTTGTTCAGATCGAGATCGGTATCGCAGAACCAATGCCACGCCAGAATGCGTGCCACCGTGGATTTACCCTTGCCCTGGTCGCCCTCTAGCACCAGGCAATAGTCGAACTTGCAGCCCGGCTCCATCACGCGCTTGATCATCCCGCGCAAGAAGAATGGCCCGACCAGCGCCGTGTATTCCGTGCGCTCCACGCCCAGGTAATCCGACAGCCATTCGCTGTTGCGGCGAGTGCCGTCCCAGGGCGGCAATGCCTTCAAGGCTTCGCGCACCGGATGAAATCGATGCTGGCGCGCCAGCACCTCAACCGCCTGCCCTACCGTCGTCGGCGAGAACTCCACGTTCCAGGCACGCTGCATCCAGATCGCCGTCATCATGTCCAGGTGATCCGACCAATCGCCATCTGCCGCACCCTCGCGGCTACAGGGCGCCTTGGCGCGATGCACCGTTTTTTCGGCAAATTCGTCGTAACCGATCACACCCTTCCAGCTCGGCATGTGCGACAGAATCAGCTCCGCATTGGCGAGGCACGAGGAGATTTCCCCCTTCTTGCGCAGCAGCTGTAGCTCCCAGCCCCGATCCGGTGGTGGCTCGTCACTCCCCCTTGCGGGAGCTTGAAAGGGGGGCGGAGCCGTTCCGCCCGCACTAGCAGCAGGGGCGGCGGGCGGCGCCGAAGGGGAAGTAGCCGCCGGCTCAGATGCGGCAACGGCCGGCGGCGCACGCCGGGGCTTCTTTGCGCGCGCCTTCGCCCAGGGCGATACCCATCCCGCCGCCTCGGCCAGGCCGAACACCGTGCCCAGGGTCAGCTGCGTCGGCTTGAAGCCGGCCCAGCGCTTGCGCGTATCCTCGTCGCCCGCATATTTGCCGCTGCGCGCCGACCAGGCATCCCACACGTAATAACCCGCCGTGCCCAGGCCCGCCTTGCAAGCCAGCCCGACATCAATCCACTGCTGATACTCGTCCGGGTCCAGGTGCTGCAGCGCCTCTTCCGCCAGCGCCACGCTTTCAGCCAGGCTGCGCTGGCGACCGCCATGCGCTGTCGGCGGCGCGGTCGGTACGGACGGAGCTGGCGCCCCCACTGGCGCAGCGGCGGCCTTGCTCCCCTTAACCGTCGCACGCAACCTGCGCAACGCCTGGTCATTGATCGGCCGGATCTCATGCGGTGCCCCAGGCCACGGCTTTGCCGTGAAGGTGAAATACTGCCGGCCGGCAAACACTTCAATCCCGACCTTATTGCTTTTGAATGTCTCGGTCTCGCCCGAGCAGATGATATGCACGCCCTTGCCGCTGGGCGACAGCTCGGTGTAACTGTCGCAGGCCTTGATGATCTCGGCACAGCGCTCCGAGATCTCACCCGTCTCGGTATCGATCATCCCGTCGAGATCGATACCGATCAGCCCATCCCCCGGAAGAAAGGCAAACCCAATGCCGTCATAACCGCGCCCGGCAGCCGCAGCCGCCAGTCCGTAATTTGTCAGTGCCGCACGATCCTTGTCCGACCCCTGATCACCATGACGCCGCCCGCCGCTGGCGTAATACGGCATCTTGCGCGGCTTCTTTTCCGGCGTTTCACCCGGCTCATATCGCCACACCAGCCACTGCTGGCGACTGGCCAGCTCCGGCACGATCGATTCCGGGGGCGGGATCGGATTCCGGCTCGCGTGATCGGCGCGGTAAGCGGCCAGATCGGCCCACGGCAGGGCGCTGGAATCAGTCATACAGCAGAGTTAATCCGCGTCCCGAAGATCCGCCCGACCGGGTAGCCACCTGATTGCAGCCACCAGCCGTGAATCACTGACTCAATCGGCGACACCACCGCGATCGGCAGATGATGCAGCACCACGCGATGCGTCACCGAGCCCGGATAGCCGGCATCGTGCGCCGTGGCGTACAGCACTCGCTGGCGCGTCATGCGGCGCGCTGAATGCGTTCGAGGGTGGCCAGGGCCGTGGCCAGCGTCTTGGTGCTTTGCTCGACCACAGCGGTCAGGCGATCAACTTCCTCGCCCCGTGTGATCGGCTTGATGTCATAGCCCACCTCTGTCGATAGCCAGGCATACGCCGTGTGGTACCCCGCCTCATGCGCCAGACGCAGCAGCATCATGATCTGCGTCAGTGCCAGCTTCTCCTGTCGATCGTGGTTAACACAATCCAACAGGTAGCGCGCTGCGGCATCGACACTCTTGTCGGGAAACAGCAGCGGCCCGACCTTCTTGATGCCGCCCAGCTGCTGAATGACGGCCTTCAGGGCATCCTCTGGCGAATCAAAGAACGGCATATCGATCTGCATGTCCGAACCCTTCCGAAAAATTCGGAAGCGTTCGGAAACACTCCCGTTGGGCAAAAAAATAAGCTGTCGGTGCGGTTGTCACACCGACAGCTGAACCCCGGCGCGGTGCCGGGGAGGAGGAGAAGGCGGCCAGCCCATGACGAATAGAATCGAGCTTCCCGGAACGAAACCACACGAAAGGACTGGCCATGAAACGAGACATGGACATCATCAGGAAAATCATCCTGGCGACGGCCGCATTGCCGTACGGAGAAACACTTTCGAGCCTCGACGGCGTAGCGCCGGAGGTGTTTGTTACCCACGTCATCTGGCTGCAGGAAGCCAGCCTCATAGAAGCGGACGCGCAAGCCGGCAGCGGCTCATTCGCGCAATACGCCAGCGTCTCCCGGCTGACCTGGGCCGGCTGCGAATTTGCCGACGCCATCCAGGACGACACCCTATGGGCCAAAGCCAAGGACGTCGTTCTCAAGCCCGGCATTTCATTCACCTTCGACACGCTCAAAGAGTGGCTGAAAACCGAGATCACGAATGGCTTGCCGACCCTCCGCGGTCTGGCCAACTAGCGAATAGACCTCGACCACCGTTGCCAGCACGCCGCGCGAGTAGTCGCCGTGCTTGGCGAAAAGATCGATATGCATGGGCTGCAGGGATGCGCGACAGGTCAGCGTCGAACCGTGATGCAACGCTATGGCCTGAAGGTGTTTCAGCAAGGCACGCATCACGCCGCCTCCTGCAGGGGGTCGGGCGCCGGGCAGTTGGTCGCCCGGAGATATGCCCAATCAACGTCCGGACGAAGGTCTTCGCAGCGGACCTGGCCACCCGTAACGCGTTCGATGGCAGGGCAATACTCGGCCGGAACGTTTCCACGCCGAACCCAGTTATTCACAACCTGCTGCACGACGTTAAGCCGCCTGGCCAATTCGGCCTGACTTCCTACTACTGCAACCGCTCGTTTAAGGTGTTCCATCGTGCCCACTATAAACACGTGGGGATTGTTCGTCAACACGTGGTGTTTGATGGAATCAACATCTGTTTTAGCGTGCCGCCATGGCTATAGGAAAACGCATTGAAGAAGTTCTCGCGAGGCGCGAATGGACGCGAGCCGACCTCATGGCGAAGCTGCCCTCTTTGACTCCGCAAGCACTATCCAATCTGATTCGCAGAGACAGTAAGCGCTCGGAGTGGGACGAAGCCCTTGCCGAAGCTCTTGGCGTCAGCGTAATGTGGCTGGTCTATGGCAAAGACATTGCTTACTCAAGAGCCAAGGTCCAGGACCTCCCGGTTAAGGAGCCCGAGGCACACCCTGAGCCAATTGCAAAAATCCTTGCCGCACTCAAAGGCGTATCGAAGGAAGGTCAGCTCATAGCTCTGGGGCGAATTGAAGAGCTTGCACGCACTTATCCTGCCGCAAAGCCAAACCATTCCAGCTCTTGATGTTTCCGGAGCTAGGCGCGAAGACAAGACTACGGCATACTCCGCAACATGACAATTGAGCGAAAGACATAGGCGTGAAAGCCATAGCCACTGCGGTTCTTACCGTATTTGCAAATATTGCAATCGCGTCTGGCCCTATCGAAATTAAGGGTATCCGACTTGGCATGAGCCAGTTTGACATTCAAGACTTACACGGCCAGCTTCCGCTGGAAAACTTCACCATAGGTGGTGTGCCAAGCAAATACCGCGTCAATCCCGATTTTTTGAACGGAGAAATGCAATCGATGCGCATCTTCTTCAGTGCAAGCGGCTTTGACCAAGTCCGTGACGTAGTTCAAGGGAAATATCCCAAGCTGAATTGCAAAGACCACGGCGTAACCAATGCCATGGGCGCACGATTCACACAAACAGAATGCCTACTTCGTGGCAGCGATGGCGTATTAAGTCTGCGCCGATTTTCCAGCGATATTTCTACTTCGGTGCTTTCACTGGTGGGGAATGCCGAGATCGCCCGCCAACGAAAGGCCAATGCAGCCGCTGACAAAGACATCTGATTTTTGACTATGGCCCGCCACGTGCGGGCCATTTTGCTCGCATAGATTCCCCACCTGTTGACTTTAAAAGACAACACGTGTTTAATTTCCTCCAACCCGGCACCCCCGCCGATCACTGGAGGCCCCATGAACGCACCCACCACCGTAACCGCCGCCTACAACGACGCTCATCAACTGGTCGTTGACGGCAATATCCAGGCCGCACCCAGCACCACCGATCTCTTCATCCCCATCCCCGAAACCACGCTGCCCGACGGCACCATCGTGCCGACGTTCCACGTTAGTCAATACGTCTGCACGCAAGGCGCCGACGGCAAGGCCGCCGTCACCGCCGAGGGCGCGCCCTGGGTGCGGATCAACTTCGAGGAAGCCAAGGCCGCCTGCATCGCTGCCGGCTACGCCCTGCTCACCGAACGCCAGTGGCTGGCCATCGCCGTCAATGCCGCCGCCCAGGCCTGCAACTGGAACGGTGGCGCCGTCGGTAAAGGCCGCCTCGCCCAGGGCCTGCGCCAGGACACCGTCAGTGGTCCCCAGCCCGGCGACTACTTGCCCGATGATCCCGACGAGCAGCGCTTTCTCACGCTCAGCAACGGCGAGCTGATCTGCGATCTGAACGGCAACGTCTATCAGTGGATCTTCGACGACGTCCAGGGCGATGAACGCGGCATCGTCGCGCGCGCCTTCAGCCCGGCATCGTCCTCCATCACCAGCGCCCCCTTCGCCAGCCTGACCAAGGGCATGGGCTGGCAGCCCAGCCCGGACGCCGATTGGTCCGGCCTTGCGCTCATCCGGGGCGGCTTCTGGGTCTCGGGGTCGGTTGCCGGCGCGTTCAGTCTCGGCGGCGACTGGCCCGACCGCCGCGGCGACCTCGTCGGCTTCCGCTGCACCCAACCCGGTCTCTGATCCCTGGTCTCGGGTCGCGGCGTAGCCGTGGCCCGCATAGGAGGACGTCATGACGCGCCACACCCCGCTGCAGCAGCTCAAGGAAGCCCGCCAGATTGCCAAGGACCACGGCTTGCTGGTGGTCGACATCAAGGCCGCCCCCGGCAAAACCGAACACATCGTCTATCGCCTGATCCCCAACGGCCAGCGCGTGCGCCTGGGCAAGCGCGCCACGGCCGAGGGCCTGCGCAAGTACGTCGCCGACCTCGCGGGGTTTCACTGATGCTCGCCACCGAGATCGTCTGGCGTACCCATCACGGCGACGTGGCCGGCGTCACGGTGCACGCACCCGATGCCGAGAACCCCGACCGCGTGCGCCTGGTGATCGGCCGCGACTTCACCTTGCGCCTGCCGCCGATTGAATCGCGGCTGCTGGCCCAGGCCCTGATCGATGCCGCCGACGCCGCCCAACCCCTCACGCCCCGCCGCGTGATCCCCATCCGCACCGCTCAACCGGCGGCGCTGTACCACGAACCCGAGGAGGAACCCGCCCATGGCTGAAATCATCCCCCACAGCGGCCTGACGTTGCTGGAATCGCTCATGCTGGCCAGGGAACACGGCATGCACCTGATCGAGATCGGCGGCGAAGTGAAGATCAGCCCGATCATCCCGCCCGGCGCACGCGAGATCCCGATCAAGGTCAAGGTCACCGCGCCCGATCGTGGCCGCGTCGTCGTCTGCAACGCCGCATCGCAGGTGGCGGCATGAAGCGCCAGATCGCCTATGCCTCCATGGTGATCGCCGTGATCCTGATCGCCTACAACGTCGTCGACCGCATCGAGCAGGCTACCGAAGCGCGCATCGCCGCCGCCGAGAACTTCGAGAAGGGCTGCCTGCCCCGCGCCGGTGAAACCGCGATTGTCATCAGCGACGGCCGTCAGATCCGCTGCATCACCTACACCACCCCCAGCCTCAGCCCCGGCATGGCCAAGCACCTGGTCAGCAGCGCCGTGGTCGAGGCCCCCTATTGACCTCGCCCGGAGTCCGCCATGTCCAAGCTATTCGTCCCCATCCCAGAAACCACCCTGCCCGGCGGGCGCGTTGTGCCGGCCTTCCGTGTCGGTCGATACGTCTGCACTCAAACCAACGGCGGCAAGGCTGCCGTCAGTGCCGGCGGCGTGCCCTGGGTCAATGTCAGCTTTGCCGAGGCCAAGGCCGCCTGCGCCAAGGCCGGCTACGCCCTGATCACCGAAAGCCAGGCGCTGGCCATCGCCTTCCGCATTGCCGCGCTCGACGCCAACTGGACCGGCGGCAAGGTCGGCCAGGGCAAGCTCTACCAGGGCCTGCGCAAATGGACCGCGAAGAGCGCCCAGCCCGGCACCTACACGCCGAAGGATGCCGACGAGCAGCGCCAGTTCTTTGTCACCGGCAATGACAGCATCTTCGATGCCGCCGGCAACGTTTTTACCTGGATCTTCGACGACATCCAGGGCGACAAGAACGGCCGGGTGGGCACGCCCTTCGCCAAGGATTCGCCCAGCCTGCAGATCCCCTACCCAGGCGAAGACAAAGGCCAGGGCTGGGGACCACGCCCCGGCGCCGAATGGTCCGGCGATGCGCTCATCCGGGGCGGCTGCTGGAGCTCGGGGTCGGCTGCCGGCGCGTTCCGTCTCCGCAACGGCTGGCCCGACAACCGCCACGACCGCGTCGGCTTCCGCTGCACCCAGCCCATTGGTCTCTGATCCCTGGTCTCGGGTCGCCGCGTCAGCGGTGACCTCATCCACCCCATGAGCGCACACACCCCCACCCCCGACGAAGCCACCCAGCTCGCGATCCGCAGTTATCGCGGCATCGAGCTGGGGCTGGGCGAGGCCGATCCGGGCGCCGCGATCGCGGCCAAGCTCGACGCCCAGCACCCCGGCCACCTGGTGCTGGTGCAGGCCGGCAAGTTCCTCCACGGCTACGACCGCACCGCCTACGCCCTGGCCACGCTCAAGGGCTACAAGCTCAAGCTGGTCGGCACCGCCGAGGCCCCGCACATTCGCGTCGGCTTTCCCGCCGGCAACTTCAAGCGCCGGCTGTGGAGCCTGGTGGCCGACTTCGGCATTCCCTGGTGCGTCGCACTTGGCACCCAGGCCAGCGGCCATACCGTCTATGCCTCGACGCAACCCACCGGCAACAGCCCGGTGCTTGATGGCGTAACGCCGGAGATCGTCGCCGAGGTGATCGCGGATCTGCGCCAGCGCAACGAGGTCAACAAGGCCGCCGCGCACGAGCTGCTCGCGCATCCCGATACCGCGTGTTTCAAGCTCAAGGCCAAGACGCAGGAACTCGACACGCAGATCCTGCAGGACATCGTCAAGATGCCGCGCGAGTACCGCGCCACCTACGGCGAAAGCCTGCGCACCTGCATGGCGCGCATCCTTCGCGGCGTCATGGCCTACGGTCTGGAAGAGAACAAGCCGGCGCTGCTGCGCGCGATCTCGGCCGACATCGATTGCCTCAAGCACTACCTGGTACAGGCCCCGCAGCTCAGCCGGATCAAGCTCGCCTTTGAGCATCGAGCCGCCTGTGCTGTCGAGCTTGGCCGCCTGGTCGGCGGGCTCATTCGCTCCACCCTCGCGGGCGCGGAATCGCCGTGTCACCAGCGCCGACTCTTGACAATCGCGTTTCGCCGGGCGCATCATTCGCCCGCTACGGAAAAAAACGTAGTCGGGATTGACAGCCCGGATGGAGCGGCGACGAAGCCGCTATGCAGTCAGCAAGCGGCTTTTTCGTTCCTTGGTGCGTCCAGTTTTGGGCGGGCCGAATGGGAGAGCCGCAAGGCTCTGCCGGTGCTCCACCGGTCTGTCAACCCGTTCGGTCCCGCCCTCCCGATTGACAGCGGGAGTTCGGGTCTTCACTCGAACTGGAGCACACATCATGACCACATCCCAAGGCGCAGCCGCGCCCGCCTCACCGCTTCATGCCGCCCTCAGTGCCTGCATTGCCGCCCACAACGTCACAGGCCTGGCGCATTCCTGCATCCACGATCTGGCGGCAGTCTTTGCCGCTATTCACAAGCTGACCGACGAACACAGCCTGCCTCACGAACTGGCCGGGGTTGGTCACTATCTGGCGGAGGACTGGGCCAACCTTTACGACATCGAGAAAGAGGAAGCCGAGCAGCATGTTGTGCACTTACGCTCAATGCTTGGCCAGCCGGAGCCGACGCCATGAGCGCCCGCGCTACCGCCGTCGACCGCGCCACGGCAGCGGAAATCAACCCGCTTATTTCCGCCCTCTGGACCGAAGACACCCTCGACAACCTGTCCGGTGTGATCTTTGAACTCGGCTATCTGGCCGTCGCCGACCACAATCTGGCCACCGATCATCTGTTCCACCTTTTCGGTGCGATCGCTGGCGCTCTGGCGTGGGAGCGCGACCATGTCGAATCGTCGAAGTGCAAACGCGGCGAATGTGAAGGAGGTCATTATGGCTGATTTCAAGCGCCCATCCGCAGTCGTCGCGCTTTTGCAGCGCACTCAGGCCGCGCCTTCCGGCTGCCTCGAATGGTCCGGTCCGCGTGACGAACGCGGCTATGGCCGATTCACCTACCGGCAAAAGCAGGAACTGGCGCACCGCGCGGCATGGCGCTTGCTGCGCGGCCCGATTCCAGACGGCTTGTGCGTGCTGCACCGCTGCGACAACCCGCCGTGCTGCAACCCGGATCACCTTTTCCTTGGCGACCGTGGCGACAATGCACGCGACATGGCGGCAAAGGGCCGGCAACACGTGCAGCGCCACCCCGAACGACGGCCCATTTGTCCGACCGAACGTAAAGCGCGAGGCAGCGGGCATGGCAACGCCCAGCTTACCGAACCGCAAGTGCTGACTATTCGTGAGCGCATCTTTCACGGAGAACTCGGTAAGCATCTTGCGGTGGAATTTCACTGCTCTCCCAGCCTCATCAGCGCCATCGTGCGCGGCCATTTCTGGCGGCACGTCGGCGGTCCCATCAAGCCCTACATCACACCGGAGAACCCATCATGAACGCACCCTTACCCGCTGGCGCTGTTGCGCTTGCTACCCTGCCCGTTGCTTCCATCTCCCCTTCACCGAGCAACCCACGCAAACACTTTGACGACGCCTATCTCGCCGAACTCGCCGAGAGCATCAAGGCTCACGGCCTGATCCAGCCCATCACCGTGCGCCCGCTGTCGCTCGACGGCCTTCTTGTCTTCAACAAGCACGCCCATCCCGATGATGAACGGCCCACCTACGAGATCGTTGTCGGCGAATGCCGCTGGCGGGCTGCCAAGTTGGCGGGCCTAACCGAGATACCGGCCCTCTGGCGCGAAATGGATGACAAGTCCGTACTTGAGACTCAGATCATAGAAAATCTCAACCGCCGCGACGTACATCCGCTGGAAGAAGCCGAAGGCTACGAGCGCCTGATGAAGCATCACGGCTACACCGCCGACACCCTGGGCGACAAGGTCGGCAAGAGCCGCGCTTACATTTATGGCCGCCTCAAGCTGCTGGCCCTGGTGCCCAAGGCGCGCGAGCTGTTCTACGAAGGCAAGCTCACCTCCAGTACCGCGCTGCTGATCGCCCGCGTGCCCGGCGCCACCCTGCAGATGAAAGCCGCCGTCGAGATCACCACGCCGGACTGGCAAAAGGAAGTGATGTCCGCACGACGGGCCGCCGCGCACATTCAGCAAAACTACATGCTCGACCTCGATGAGGCGACCTTCAAGACCGCAGACGCCGAGCTGGTCAAGAAGGCCGGCAGCTGCGATGCCTGCCCCAAACGCAGCGGCAACGACCTGCTGCTGGCCGCTGATGTCGGCAGTCCAAACGTATGCACCGACCCGCCGTGCTTCCAGGACAAGAAGAACGCCAACTTCCTGCGCCTCAAAACACTGGCCGAGCAAAGCGGCAAGGAAGTCGTCACCGGCAAGGCCGCCGAGGACATGACCTACAACGGCGACTTCAGCCTGCGCGCGCACAACCTGGCGCGCCTCGACGCTGTCTGCCACGACGACAAGGATCGGCGCACCTATGCCGAGATTCTCGGCAAGGCCGCACCCGCTGTCACGCTGGTCGAAGACCCGAAGAAGAAGGTATTCATTGAGGCCGTTGATACCCGCCAGCTGCAGATCGCGCTGAAAAAGGCCGGCATCGGCAAGCCCACCAGCAAGACCGACCGCGCCGACAAGAACTTCCAGCGAGACCAGGCCGAGCGGGACTCCAAGGCCGTCGCCGAGAACACCTGGCGCGGCAAGCTGTTCCAGGCCATCCGCCTGCAGCTGGGTGAGCGCTTTGCCGGCGGCACCTTCACCGCCGACGATCTGCGCCCGATCGTCATGGCGCTGTACTCGCAAAAACTGGAAAACGGCGACTACAGCGCCGAGGAACTGATGACGGTATGGGGCTTCACCGTTCCCGAAGAAACCGACATCGACGATTGCCCCCCCGCGCTGATCGACTTTTTCAACACCCTCGACATGCCGGCACTCTGGCTGTTCCTGGCCGACATGGTTCTGATCAACGACAGCAAGGTCATGCCGTGGGCGTTCAACAACGGCCAGACACCCATCCCGCGCCTGTTGCTGGCCCAGGCCGCCCGCCTCGACATCGACGCCGAAGCATTGCGCAATCCGCCGCCAGAACCAGCCAAAGTGCAGCCTAAAACTGCAAAAACGAAGTCCGCCAAACCCGCTTCTACCCCTGTCAACGCTGCGCGCGCAGGCGATAAAGGCGCGACGGCTGCGCCGGCCGAGGCTAAAGCCGAAACCCCGAAAAAAGCGGCGCCGAAAAAGACCAAGGCCAAGGCTGATCCAGCGCCGTCTTCGACGGCGAACGAGGCGGCTGCGCCGCCAAAACCCAGCGGGATGCATCCGATGGCGGCCTGGCCATTCCCGCAAGGGGCGCGGCCGTGAGCTGGATTCTCACCGCACGCGGCAAGCACTTCGATTACCTCGACCCGCGCGCCGACGATATCGACATCCTCGACATCGCCCAAGGCCTGGCCAACGAGTGCCGCTTCGCCGGGCACACGCGGGCCTTCTACAGCGTGGCCCAGCACGCCTGGCTGACCAGCCAGATCGTTCCGGCCGAACACGCGCTGGAAGCCCTGCTGCACGATGCCAGCGAGGCCTATTGCAAGGACATCCCACAGCCGCTGAAGCTGCTGCTGCCGGACTACCGCGACATCGAGGCGCGCGTGGATGGCGCGATCCGCGCGGCCTTCGCCCTGCCGCTGGCCATGAGCCCGGCGGTCAAGCACGCGGATCTGATCCTGCTGGCCACCGAGCGCCGCGACCTGATGCCGGCCGATGAGACGCCCTGGGCGATCCTGGACGGCATCGAGCCCCTGCCGCGAAAGATCATGGCCATGTACCCGAATCGCGCGCACGCCGCGTTCCTGAAGCGTTACGTCGAACTCACTACCCACCTACGGAGGGCCGCCTGATGGCCAGCGTCAATAAAGTAATCCTCGTCGGCAACCTCGGTGCCGATCCCGAAACCCGCTACCTGCCCAACGGCGACCAGGTCACCACCCTGCGCCTGGCCACCACCGATGTCTGGAAGGACAAGGACGGCAACAAGCAGGAGGCTACCGAGTGGCACCGTGTGGTGCTCTGGCGCAAGCTCGCCGAGATCGCCAGCCAGTACCTGAAGAAGGGCGCGCAGATCTACATCGAGGGCAGCCTCAAGACGCGCAAGTGGCAGGACAAGGAGGGCCAGGACCGCTACACCACCGAGGTCACCGGCGACACGATGAAGATGCTCGGCCGCCGGCCCGAGGGCGGTAGCAGCGCCCCGGCACCGGCTCCCGCTCGGCCAGCGCAATCCTCGGCGCCACCGGCAGCAGGGGGCGAGGACTGGACCGATGACATACCCTTCTGACATGTGGCCCGATCTCATCAACGGCAGCTTCGAGCTGGTCGGCGCCTACTTCACCTGGCGCAACTTCCAGGAGTTGCGCCAGGCGCGCCAGCTGCGCGGCGTGTATTGGCCGACCACTGCCTTCTTCAGCGCCTGGGGAATCTGGAACCTGGTGTATTACCCGGCGCTGGGCCAGTGGGCCAGCTTCGTCGGTGGCGTGCTGCTGGTCGCCGGCAATGTGGCCTGGGTGGTGCTGGCGATCAGCTTGCAAGTCGACAAGTCGATCGAGGAGGCATTCGATGAGCTGTGACATCGAGCGCGACCCCGCTGGCCAGATCACGGTCTTTCAGTGCGGGCCGGAACCCAAGCCGGCCGATCACGAGTGCGATGCGAAGGGGCCGATGAAGGAACTCGACACCGGCATGGGCGAGGTGGTTTCCGCGACCTGCTCGGTGTGCGGCCGGCCGGCGTTCAACATGTGGGACATCTGGTAGGCATGCGCACCCTGGATCTGACCGAAGCCGCCGCCTTCCTTGGCCTGCACCCTCACACGTTGCAGGCCAGGGCCAAGGCCGGCCAGATCCCCGGCGCCAAGATCGGCCGCGAGTGGCGTTTCATCGATATTGATCTCGCCGAACACCTGCGGGCACAATACGCGGCCAATCAACCCAAGCAGGAGGCGGCACCGTGTCGCTCTACCAGGTCGGCGAAACGTGGTACGTCTATATCACCCACGAAGGCCAGCGCATTCGAAGAAGCGCTCGGACTACCGACAAGAAGGACGCGCAGCGATTCCATGACGAACTCAAGGCCGATCTCTGGAACACGGCCAAGCGCCCAGGTAGTCGAACTTGGGAGGACGCGGCCACAGCCTGGCTGACAGCCGCACCCCGTAGCGCCTCTGACCGCTACGCCCTACGCGCCCTTGGCCTTGAGGGACTAACGTAGAGCTAAGGGGCGGGCCGGCAGTTTCATCGCCGGAACGTCCCGCTTGAGCGCCGGGTTAGCCGGCTGGAGGTTGAAAAGTGAAACGATTTCGCAAGCCAAAGCTGAAGGATGGGCAACTGCTGGTGTATTGGGGGAAGTTGCCGCACGATGAGCCGGACGTGATTTATGCGTGGCAGGGCGACCACAGTATGAAGAGGGATAACGCCCTGCTTTGCTACCACTTCGGCAGCAGGCGACCAGACCCGATGGCAAAGCCGCTGTATAGCAAGATGGATCCGAGCTTGCTGGAGGAGTTGGAGCGGCGCGGATACGACCTTACGACGCTGCGATTCAGCATTATGAAGAAGACGGCTAACCCTCACTGACTGCACCATCGACGATCTTGAAGCCGCGATCGGCCCCAAGGCGCCGGCAACCTTCAACCGCATCGCCACGATCGTCAATGCCATCCTGGCCACGGCCGAGGGCAAGCAATGGATTGAGAAGGCGCCCAAGCTCAAGAAGCGCGAGGAGCCGGTACAGCACTACCGCTTTTTCACACTGGAAGAATGGACCGCCCTGCACAAGCAGCTGCCGGACCACCTGAAGGCCCCGGCACGCTTTGCCCTGGCCACCGGGCTACGCCAGGCGAACGTGCTCGGACTGCAATGGAACAAGGTCGACCTGCAGCGCCGTGTCGCCTGGGTGCGGCCGGAGGACACCAAGAGCAAGAAAGCGATCGGCATCCCTCTCTCAGATGATGCTGTGGCGGTCCTGCGCGAGCAGATCGGCAAGCACGAGGAATGGGTGTTCCCCTTCAAGGGACGCGGCAGAGCGAAGGGCGGCCCGATCCGGAAGATCAAGACGGCCTGGTATGGCGCCCTGGAGCGGGCCGGGCTAGGCGTCATGAAGAAGTGGGAGACCCCGGACGGCAAGAAACACCGCGAGTGGAGCAGCGAGGTCGATTGGCATACATTCCGCCACACCTTCGCCAGCTGGCACGTGATGTCCGGCACACCGCTCGAAGTCCTGCAAAAGCTCGGCGGCTGGTCCGACATGCGAATGCTGATGAAGTACGCCCACCTGGCGCCGGAATTCGTGGCGCGCTACGCCAACAACGCCAAGCCCTGGTCGCAAAAGGCTGCCATGGGTGTGGCGTAAGCTATGGCGCAGTGGGGCGGTTTAGGACGGTTTGTGGCGTAAAAATGGGGATTCAGGTTAGTGGATACTTACCTGAATCCCCGTGTCCTTGGTAGGCGCGATTGGACTCGAACCAACGACCCCCACCATGTCAAGGTTTAGTTGATTCCATCAACCACGGGGCTTTCAAGCCGATCTATGGCGCAAACTATGGCGCAACCGCCGCTCGCGCCTGGTCAAGCGGTTCCGGTCAAAACAGCTGCCCCAGGTCCGAGATCTCCCAGTTGGTGATCCCCAGCTCGCGGCTGGCGCGGCGGGCGTCGGCGGTACCGACGCTGTAGGTGATCTCCAGATCGTGCATCACCAGGCCGGCGAAGGCCTCGCGGATCTGCGGATGGTCGTTGATGCTGACCATCATGCGGCCCTTGACGGCGCGCATGGCGCTGGCCAGCGCCTGATATTCGCTGAAGGGAAAAGGGACGCCATAGCCCTCGGTCTGCCAGTAGGGCGGGTCAGCGTAGAAGAAGGTGTGCGCGCGATCGTAGCGCGTCAGGCAGTCGGCCCAGGGCAGGTTCTCGACGGTGGTGCCGTTGGCCAGGCGCAGGTGCGCGGCTGACAGGCTCTCCTCGATTCGCAGCAGGTTGATCGCTGGCGCCGTGGTGGCAGTGCCGAAGGATTGACTCTCGACGCGGCCCCCGAAGGCGTGGTGCTGCAGGTAGTAGAAGCGCGCGGCGCGCTGGATGTCGGTGAGCGTCTCGGGCTTGGTGTCCTGCAGCCACTTGAACACCTGGCGGCTGGTCAGCGCCCACTTGAACTGGCGGACGAACTCCTCCAGGTGGTGCTGCACAACGCGGTAGAGGTTGATCAGCTCGCCATTGACGTCGTTGAGGATCTCGCAGGGCGCCGGCACCGGCCGCAGGAAGTAGAGCGCGGCACCGCCGCAGAACAGCTCGACGTAGCACTCATGAGGCGGGAAGAGGGGGATGAGGCGGTCGGCAAGGCGACGCTTGCCGCCGATCCAGGGGATGATGGGTGACGCAGACATGGGTGAGCCCTTTCACGATTCTGGTAGGCTTCGGCCCGCCACGCGCGTGGTGGGTAGGCCTTGGCCAAGGCTCACAGGTGTATGCCTGTGGGTTGCGGCGGCTGGCCTGGTGTCCCCACACCAGACCGGTCGCCTACTCTTTTACCGCCGACGACGTCGGCGCAGCGCGGCCGATCGAGGCCGCAAGATCCCCGACCTCACTTCGGCCACCCCTCGCTCAGCGTCCTGACGTCGCTGGCATGTCGGACAGCTTTTTCCGCCACCCCTGTATAACGCTCTGCGCAGTCTCCAAATAGCTCTGCGAGGGTAGCGGCTCGCTGATTGCCGGGGCTGGCGGGATCTCCGGACAGGCGATCGCGGTCGGCGTCGAGTTCGTGGCGCAGCTGCTCAACAGCAAGGCCGGCAGCAGCAGCATTACGGGTAATTGTTTGTTCGCGTTTTGTGGCTTCATTGCGGGCGACCTCCAGTTTCTGGTTGAGTGCGCGCTCGGTGGCGAGCGCTTCTTCCTTGGCCTTGATCAGGGCCGCGTTGTCTTCGGCGACGCGGCGGTCGTAGCCGATCTGCTGGCGGCTCTGGTCAAGGGTGTGGATGCCCCACAGCAGCGCGCCGATCGCGGCCAGCACGGCCAGCGTCTTGAGGCCGAGGATGGCCAGCGGATTCATACCAGCACCTTCAGCGCCCGGTCCCAATACGCCAGGCGCTCCGCCATGCCGTTGGTGCCGCCATTGATGATCCGCGTGATGCGTTCGAATTCGCCCGCATCGGCGCGCTCGTTCAGGCGGCGCGACAACCAAAACCAGCCCGCCGATCGGCAGGCGTATTCCGGCTGCTCCAGGATCTCGGGGTGGTCGAGCAGGTGTTGTGCGTCATCGAACAGCGCCGCGCTGCAGGCGGCGTAGTTGGCACGGCCGGTGATCTGGATCAGGCCCCGGCCCTTATAGCGCTCGCCGTCGCCATCGTCTTCCGGTGTGTTACCCAAACGTGCAGCGAGCCTGCCGGTGTCATAGGCCTCACCGCTGGCCAGCTCGCGCACGTAGCGCAGGCTGCCCGACTCGTGCGCCACCTGAGCCAGGAAGGCCGCCTGGCGCGCGGGCGTATCGATGCTGAAATCATCCATCGCGCGATTCAGCGGATCAAGGAACACGGCGGCGCGCGGGCCGGCGTAGGGCATGATGGCGCGGAGTTGGTCGAGGGTGATCATCAGAACTTGTCCCGCTGAGTTTCGATCGGGCAATCCGTCACCGCCCAGCATCGCCGGGCACGGCGGTCGAAGAGGATCAAGCCGCAGCTGCCGGCCAGCAGTGCCCACAGCGCCCACTCGGCCAGGTCGTGGCGATCCATGCCCAGCGCCACCGCCGCCAGGATCGCGCCGGCCCCCAGCACCACGTAGCTGTAGCCAAAGCCGAGGAACAGCCCCGCATGGGCGTGGTGGCGCAGCGAGGTCATGTACACCACGCAGATCACCCGCGTGACCACGATGCCGGACAGCACGATGGCCGCCAGTGTCTCGACGATGCCGATCATCGCGCACCCCCTTTCGACTCGCGCCACAGCCGCCACAGCACCGGCCCCACATGCGGCAACGCGCCGATGATCGCGGCAGCGGCCAGGTGCATGGCGCGGTCGCCAGCCGTGGCAATCCATGGCAAATAATTCACCCCGCCGGCCACCGCCACCGGCACGAACACCCCCGCCAAAAAACCACTGCCGACCACCATGGCAAACACCCGCAGCGGCGTGCGCTGCTCGCCTTCCGGCGGGCTGATGTGCAACAGCGCCACCAGAGCCGCGATCAGCCCCACCGCCATGGTGATCGGGTCCAGCGGCAGCGCCGTGGCGATGGTGGCGCCGCTGACGGCGGATTTGGCGCCAGTCACAGCAATCGATTGCGCGGGTTCTTGCATCACTATCCTTTCGCGGTGGCGACATGCGGCCACGGTTGATCCGGGTCAAACCCCTTGACGTAGTGCCACGGCTCGCCAGCCTCGAAGCCCGACAGCGAGATCCACACATAGGGCACCAGGTCGCGCTCGATCAGGTGCGGGTGAATGCAATCAGAGAACCAACCGTTCGCCTCCAGCCCGATGTGGTAGCCGCCCTCCTGGCCGTTGGCTGGAGGCACCCAGCAGAACACCAGGCGATGCGGGATCGCGATCGGCAGCGCCGCGCGGCACGAGGCACGCACGATCGCGGCATAGTCCTCGCAGTCGCCAGAGGCCCGGCCGGTGGCCATGGCCAGCACCTCTTGCCGGCTGATCCAATACTCCGGCGTGCGCCACTTGGCCAGGTCGCGCACATAGTCGAAGCGGTCGAACTCATGCCGGTGGATCGCGCGCAGTTGCCGCAGCTGATCAGCAGTCAACACCGCGCGCCCTCCCCTGAATGCAGCCCATTGGCGGCGGCGCCTCGGCACCGGTCTCGAAGGGCGTGGGACCGCTGGCGCAGCCGCCGAGCAGGAGCCCGAAGGCAAGCACAAAACCGGTCAGCAGCAGGATCAGGATGGCGCGCGTCATGGCAGCACTTCCAGACCTAGCTCGATCTCGACCACCGGCACGCGCGATACCGCCAGCGCCATGACTTGCTCGCTGGCGCCGTCGATCACAGCTTGCGCGGCCTCGCGCTCGGCATCGTCGCGTACTTGGTCGGCGTGCGGCTGCGGGCCTTCTTCGCCCTCCACCGTCGCCGGGCCATCGTAGGACGGCAGCGCCAGCCGGCGCTCGGCCTGCTCGTAGGAAATCGCCCCGGCCAGCAGCGCCGAGTTGCTGCGCGCTAGATCGACCTCGGCCGCGATCTCGTCCATGTAGGCATTCAATGCCGTCACATCGCCCAGGCGCAGCGCCCGCTCGCGCTTCCACTGCGGCCAGTTCGCCGCGATGATGTCCTGCGCGCGGGCCTGTATCGTGGCCTCGTCCATCGGTGTGCTGCCCATCAGATCAACTGTCAGTGCGCTCATGCTCAAACCCTCTTGGCCAAGATTGAAATCCAGTCGGAAACCGTCGCGCCGGTGCCGAGAACAGCCGACCACTTGAAGCCATCGAAGCTCCGAGTCCAGCTCGTCGTCTCGCGCTTGATCGCGCCCTGCTGATAGACCGCGACAATCTCCCACCCGACCGGCAGCGTGAAGGTCGTTTGGCTGGCCGTGGCCGTGAAGTCGTGGGCGATCAGGTTCTGCCCGAAGCGGGCCATCTGCTCGGCATCGCGCAGCAGTTCCTCGCGCAGCGTGTAGGCCGGGACATAGACATCAGCACCGCTCGCGCCACCTTGGACGACTATGCCCGCACCCGCCGCCAGCGCCGTGATCGCGCCGACCGGAGTAGCCTCGGAGGACACGCGCACCAGACCCTTGAAGGCGCTGCGGCCGTAGCTGGTGCCGACATGCAGCAGATCGGTTTCGTCGTCATAGGCCAGCGCGGTGACGGCGTTCGACGTGCCGGCGAGGCAGCATTGCGCGTTCGCCTCAAACATGGGGCGCTCGGTTTCGTAGATGTGTTTGATCTGCTCGGCTGATGGGAAGGTGGCGGACACCCTCAAGAGGGACATAGTTGATGAAAGTGCACCCCACCCTCCAGAGGGATCGTGCCCAATGTTTAGTTTTGCATTTGCTTGCGTCACGTTGTCAGTCGCCGCACCAGAACCGATTAGCGCAGCATCAACGTATAGATAACCTACGCCCGATAGCCGCCCTGCAACAACAAAGCGCCAAGTCGATGTCTCAATACCTATTGAGCCAGATACCGTCGTTGCGCCAACAACCAATCTAAGATTGTTTGTGGTGAACATTCCAACAGTAACGCTCCGGGTGCTTCCATCATTTCTACAAAACACCGGGCCTGCAACGTCGGCAGTATTCACCCACCCCATGTAGCAGAAATCCCCCGTCCCGAAATCCAGATCAGAGTTGTACGGTTGCTCAAGGTAGTTCGCGGCGCTGAAGCCGCTGTAGCCCATCAGCGCGGCACCGGAGGCGACGGCGGCCTTGGTCACGCTGCCGAACACTTGCAGACCCTTGGCTTTGACGCTGCGGTCTACGTCGGCGAGGCGGCAAGTGATGTTGTCCCACACGGAACTTGCTCCGCTGTCGTTACGATTGCCAAACACAAGGTAAGTCGTTGTAGCTGTAGCGACGAAAGTAAAGGACAGCTTCGCCGCTGCTGCGGCGCTGGCTGTAGCGCCTACAGTATCCCCCGGCGGTGGCGCATCATTGCGCCAAGTGATCCGACCAAACCCGGCGCTGATGCTGATTAGATCGGCCGATACTGTGTACGTTTTGCCGACTACGGTAGTAATGGCCTGAAAGCCTTTACCGGCGGCCACACCGTTGTTTGTAACCGTGACTTGACCAGCAGCCACCGCGAACGTGCTTGTATCGTTGGTCGACCATCCCGTCGTGTCCGTGTCGAACGTGCCATTGGTAACAAGCTCCGTCCCCGTCACCGTCTCGGCCACGGTATCGGCGAGCCATGCGCCTTTGATCGCACCGACTTGCCAACCGGAGTTGTAGTCCTTGGTGACGTAGGCGATCATCCCGGCCGCCACCGATGCCGGATTCTCGATCAGCACATTCACGCCGTTGTCCTGCCCGATGGCGAGGCGATGCTTCATCGCCACCACCTTGTCGCCGGCATCGACGGCTTCCAGCAGCGCAGGCGTCGTGGCCTGATCGTAGGTGCGATCCGGCGTCAGCGTGTCGGCCAGCGTGTTCGAGAGCTTGTAGATGTCGACGTTGCCGTTGGTGCTGTTGAGCGCGACGGAATCGCCACTGGCGAGAATGCAGCCGGCCTTGTGATCATCGCCAGCGGTATCAGCCAGATCGGCGACCGTGCCATCCGTGTTGATCCGCGAGGTGCCGGCGTCGGTGAATACGTCGATGGTGGGGATCGGCAGGCCCGTGGCGACGTCGACCGGGGCGTTGGGCAGAACGGTCATGTCGAAGTCGTTGGCACCGTTGGTTACAAGCGCCGGTAACGTCGCATCAAGAACGCGAAAAGCCCCCGATGCGTTGTTGCGACCCGAGATTGGAAGTGTGACGCGATAACCAGCACCAGAAGTGCGAATCAAAGACCCCCGCGACTTGTCGCCGACGAAATCCACCCAAGAGACTGCACCAGTGCTTGATGTAAGCATTTGCCCATTCAGCATTGCCACTGCCACCATTGGGGCAAAGTAAATGTACTCATAGGCGGACGTGCTTATAAACACCATCCACATCGGCGCACCCGCCTGAGTCAAGTCCCACAGCACCACCCGCGCCGCCTCAACGGTAATTAGCACCTGCGCCGGGAACTTGCGCACGTTACCGCGATAGGTCGCCGTCTTGCCGCTGCCGGCGTTGAGCGTGTAG